TGGCAATTAGTGCTGCAAGATTTGAACGTACAATTTCCAATCCGTACTGCTGCACTTGATGACATCGATGGCTTAGAAGCTAATGTAGTTAGCGATATGCTGCTAGAATTTAGCCAACTTGAAGCACAATCAATGATTCAAAATAATGACCAAGCTGCACAATCTGGTACAAACCCATACGGCGGCACAAACGGTTTGCGTGGTCTTGACCAATACGCAGGCGCGGCTGCTACTTATGCAGGTGGTTCAGTTACTACTGCTGCCTTTGGTACTAGCGGCACTGGCTCTACTAGTGGTTTGCATTCGCTTGCTACTTATGACCAACTCACTACCAACGCTAACACTGTCGGCGCGGCGAACATTACTTACAAAGACGTAGTAAATTTTGTTTACTCACTGCCACAGGAATACTGGACACCAACTGCAAAGTTCATCATTAATCCAGTATTACTGCAACAGATTCGCGGCTTAGTAGATACACAAGGCAGACCAATCTACGTTGATGGCTTGGCTCGCATGGATGGTATCGTTGGTCAATTGCTTGGTTTTGATGTTGTTGTTAATAAGTATCTTGACACACCATCACAATTAACAACTGGTAGCGCAGGCACAAACAGTTTGTACCCAATGTACTTTGCTGATTTCGCCCGCTTTCATACAATCGTGGACAGATTGTCAATGGTTCTGCGCCGTTACGATCAAACTGCACCGGGCTTTATCACCTTCTTTGGTGAAAAGCGTTTAGCAACTTCAGTTGTTAATCCGTTTGCAGGCGTTCGTTATCGTTCAACTGGCACTGCAACCTAATAGTGGTATGCCCCTATCAGAATGTCTGGTAGGGGTTTTTTTGTTTAGGGAATAGGAAATATGAAAGCCAACGAAAAAATCATTGCAGGTATTAAACAGACGCTAGAAACTGGCGATAAGATCACCATTGATTTGCGCGAAGCATCTGCTTTAACTGGCAGTGGTTCAGGCGTTGGTGGTAAAACTTATTTTGATGATGTGTTTGCTGCGTATCGTTATGCAAACCCATTTAGAAAATTTGCGCGTAATATTAAAACGCCAAATATGTCTGACGTTCAATTTGTAGCTAAGACAGGTAATGCTGCTAACAGCACTAACCCATTTGGCTATGTATTCACGCCTGACAGTGGTTCACCAAACATTAACACTAGCATTTGGCAGTTACCTACTCGTGTAATTACAGCGCAGTTTCCAGTTCGTACTGCGGTGTTATCCGATGTAAATGGTTTAGAAGTAGAATTGATAAACGATTTAGCACTTGAATTTGCACAGATTGAAGGTGCATCTATGGGCTTAAATAACGATCAAGCAGGCAGCACAACCACAAGCACTGGTGGCATTTATGGTTTGCGTGGATTGAATTCGTATCCCGGCGCATCTGGTGCAACTGCGGCATTTGGCTCAAGCGGCACAGCAATTACAAATGGTCGGCACACACTTGCGACAGTAGGTTATACAAGTGGTTCATTAGAACATGAAACATTAACAGCAATGGCTAATGCTTTACCTAGTCAATATTGGTCATCACCTACTACTGCATGGATGATGCACCCATCTGCAATTTTAGAATTGCGTGATTATGTACATGGCGGCACAAATCAATCTAGTTATGCGTTTATAGAAACTGGCGCGGATGATGCAGGTACATTAACCCATGTATTTGGTTTCCCTGTAATTCCAAATCCTTATCTTGATGCAATTGGTACGGTTGGTGCTAAATCAGTTTATCTTGCAGATTGGTCTAGGTTCTTAACTATTGCTGATGTAGAAGAAATGACTATTCAAGCAATGGAACAAACCGCACCGGGATTTGTAACAATGTATGGTGAAAAGCGCATGGTATCAACCGTTCGTGACCCATTTGCAGGCGTTCGTTCAATAGAAACTTAAAAGCTATGGCATCCCAAGAAACTGGTTTAGGATTTGTTGCGCTTGCGCCTACACGCAATCCGTTTAATTATGATTGGTTTGAACAGACCAACCGTAATATAACGACTGCATGGCTAACGCTAACAGAAATCCGCGATCAACTTAATCTGTACTCTGACAATAGTCAAGACACATATCTAACCGCATTGGAATTAGCAATACGGATGGCGATTGAGGATTACTTGGGTTTGTCCATAACTAGCGTTCAATACAAAGTTTATTATGGCGCATCTGCGTTATACGGTTCACCATTGTCACTTGACTTACCTGAAACATCACAAGGTGGAGTGACAATTGATTCCGTTAAATATTACAACGATGCAACGCCTACAGTATTAACTACATTAAGCCCAAGTGCGTATTACTATGACCCAACTGGTCAAAAGGTAATTTGTAGTGATTTGCCAACTGCGATCAATCCACAAATGACTTCACCAGTTATTGTGACTTATACGCTTGCGGCATCACCACTTGCAAATTATCCAGTAATTAAACAAGCGGGCTTATTGTGGTTTACGCACTTATACAACAATCGTTCCGCAGTTGGTGAAACAGTTGGGCAACTTGCTCAGATACCATTAGGCGTTGATACATTATTAAGACCATATAAACCATTGGTGATGTAATGGTAAAAAGATATGAGGATGTGAATGTTTACACATTAGGATTCGCTACAAGTGAATACGGTGAAACTGTCACAACCAAAACTTTAAAATTTAATAGCAAAGCTGAAGTTAAAGAAGTTAAAAACGATTTAAAGATTACCGACAAATATCGCGTTTATGCGGGCATGATTAATTTAACTTTTAATTTTACGCCTTACACACGCGACATTTACGATAATCAAAATTTGTATTCAATAACATGGCGCAGTTTAGATTGGCGTATTGATAGCGCAATTGAATCAAATGATAGGATGAAAGTTACATTTTTGTGTTACCACAATGACCCATCAACGGCGATTTAATTATGGCTACACAAAATAACGTACTTGATTATGCAAAGGCGATACAAGCGCAGCTAACCACAACGGTAAACCCTGTGCCAGTGTATGCGTCTTTCAATAGGAATTTTGCGTCACAACAAAAATTTGTGACATGGAATTTGCGTAATGTGCATCAAGATGTTTATACAGGCACAACGCAATCGGTAAAGGGTATAGACAGACCTATATTCCAAACCAATATATATGCAGGCACATTGCAAGATGCGTTTGGCATAGCTAATACGATACTACAAGCATTGCATGGATACAGTGGGCAGTTTGGTGGGGTAAGTGGTTTTTATGTAAGTAAAATAGATATTGATTTTCTTTATAATACCTATGAGAACGACATAAATTTACATAGCATTTATCTTGATTGCACAATGGACATTCCGACATAAGACAGACTTTTAACTTTTTCGAGGAAAAATCATGGCATTACCAAATAGAGTGTTACCCGGTTTTAGTGCAATACTTTATGCACAACCTTCAGCAACGCCTACTGCATTAACAGTTGCTCAATTATCGACTTTAGCTAATGTGGCTGCGATTGCTGTAAGCGGCAATCAATTACCAGTTGAATCTATACCTGCATTTGGACAAGATGATGGTGTTGTAAATTATGCAGTTGCAGGTTCGCGTCAATCTGACAAGA